AAACGTTTCGTAAATTATTAAATAGAGAAATAGAACGTATTGAAGATCGTAATCAAGCTAAAAGACAAACTATCTTTAACTCCAGTACTAATCGTAATATTACTTTAATTGATGGACATAATAGAAATGATTATTATTTATAGTTTGATTCTAAAAAAATTTTTTCTAGTTTATTATCAAATAATGGTATAATGAGTAAAATTACTGATCTAATATTGGATAAAGGTGGCGTACAACTTTTTATTATTACTGATAAATTTCAATTAAATGAGCGCAAATTTGCCAGTTTATTAACATTGGTAACGCAAAAATGTTTGGAATTATTAGCAATAAATTTATCTGATAAAGATTTTAATCTTGATAGTAAAACGTTGGAAAAGAATTTTTTTAAATTTAAATAGTTAATTTCAGATGAATTAGATTAGATTTTATAGGATCTGTCTAATAATGAAAATTTAGATAAAGCATTAACATCAGTTGCTGATTAGTATGGAATTACAGATGAAACCATCAAAAAAGTTACAGCATCTAACCGACAAATTAATGCCGCAGATCAAAAATTAAGAGACGCTTATTTAAAAGCTCAAAAAGAACTTGGTGATTCAACCTTACCTAAAAAATTGCCTTTTAAAATTAAAGATGTAGTACGTGCTTCTAATGCTGTTTCAGCTATTGGATACTATACTGGAGAAGATATTTCATTAACTAATTGGTTATTAGCTGGCTTTTCAGCTTTACTTGGTGGACGTGCTAATCCAACAGACGATATTTAGGCTGGATATTTAGTTATAAATATTGAATATGATGAAAACGCTGTTGATAAGACGTTGGGACAAAAATTAGCGGAAGTCCAAGAACAAGCTTATAGAGAAAAAATTAAAACAATTTCTGATGTTGAATCATTTAAAGAAAATACAAAAATATTACAAGAAGCGCGTAAATAGCAATAGTAGATATTAGAAGAAGAAGCTAAACGACTTAATTTAGAAGAATAGAATCTAGCAGATATTATGAAACATTTTAATATTCATTCTACAATTAAAGGATATTTTTCTGCTGGTGATACTAAAGGATATTTTGCAAAAGATGGCGGTTTTGGTGGAGCTTCTTTCGGCTCAAACTTAGTAAATGAAATTAATATAGTTAATGAAGTTATTACTAGTAGTGGAGCTTAGCCATTAAGTCAAGAAGAAATTGAATTTCTTACTTTTGCAGCTATGAATGCTGGCCAGCATCTTATTGGTGCAAACAATAAAGGAACATTAGAAGATTATTTTTCTACTTTTGCAGGATTATTAATGTTTAACGATGCAGCTCTTATGGCCGAGGATATTGCTCATGTAAATGAACATTTAGAATCATCTACCGTAACTGATTTACATATGTATGAATTAAATGGCGTTATTGTACCAACTTCATATATATTAACTAGTACATACATGGCTTTATCTAAAGCAGCTACTACAATTTTAGGTGCAAGTGAAAAGGCGGCAATTAGAGCAAAATTAGAAACATATAATAAAGCATATAATGGTATACATACTCCAGAAGAAATGAGCGCAATCGTATTAAAAGCTACTAAATTTCATATTTTCTTTTTAGCGGGATTTTTAGATATATTAAAAGCTATTTAGAATTAGTTATAATTACATTTTAATATAATTATATAATAATCTACCTACATATAAAAGGGAACTAACCCACGGAGGTGAAATCAAAATGGACGAGAACGCAATACTCTAGTGGATCTCTTCAAATATAATCCAAATAATAATCGTAATCTCTATCTTCATCTAGATTTCCCCAATTAAATGGAATCCGCTAACATCACTATTTAATTGGCTCGGAAAAATGATTACCAAAGATGTATCAAGTTAGATTGAAGATATGGGCAAAAAAATCTCTGAAATTCAGAAATAGGTAGATACAAACGAAAAAGACCGTATCCGCTGGGAAGTCCTGGACTTCGCAAGGTCTTGCCGCAACCCAAATATTACTCACACCTATGACGAATTTAAACACATATTAAAACTTAATGATAAATATTAGGCTTTATTAAAGAAAACAGAAGACTCAAATGGTGTATTTGATTCTGAAATTAAATACATCAATGAAATTTTTGATGCTTATAAAAAGCAAAATAATATTAAAGAGGAGTGATTCTTATGAAGTTTAAGAAATGGCTAGCGGCCGCAGGTGTCCGCGCTCTTAAGACTGTAGCTCAAACTGCTATTGCTACTATTGGTACTACTGCTGTTCTCGATGAGGTAAACTGGGTAATGGTTGCCTCCGCCTCTGCTCTTGCAGGTGTCCTTAGCTTACTCACTAGCATTGGCGGACTACCAGAAATCGAACTAGAAGAGAAACTTGAAGAGATTAACGAGTATCCAAATTGCAAATAATAGCTAAATATTTGCCTTTTTTCATATTTTATGTTATAATAAAATAAAAGAGAAAGGAGAAAAATATGGAAAGACATAGCCAAGAACGAGTAATTCCACTTGAAATTTATACTGATGGTTCCTGCAAGAAATTAGGAACGCAGACATTCGGTGGATGGGCTTATATTGCGGTTGAAGATAGTAAACAAATCGACTATGGGTCTGGCGGAGAACCTAGTACTACAAACCAGCGGATGGAGCTTGAGGCCATCCGTCAGGCCCTTTTTTATGCTTCTGCAAATCGTAAACTCAATCAAAAAGTAATTATATATAGTGACTCTGCCTATGCTATCAATTGCTATTCACAGCGATGGTATGAAGGTTGGCGGCGTAACGGTTGGGTTAATGCCGCAAAGAAAGAAGTCGCTAATCAAGATTTGTGGACTGATATTATTCCGTATTTTGATAATTTATGGTATTATTTTAAAAAAGTAGACGGCCATAGTGGCGTTTTCTGGAATGAACAATGTGACAAGAAAGCCCAATATGAGGCCGAACAATTAAAGATTAACTGGCGAGGTAAAGTATGAGAGAAGAAATATATAGCGTATCAAGAGATGAATATGTTGGTTTCGTAAAGCAGCTTATTCCTTCTCATATGCATACAGAACATATAGAAAATGATGACGGCACCGCAAGCCTAAAGATTTATTCAAACCGAGATGATACACTAATTGCTGAGCAATATCTTAATAATGATGAATATTATGAGTTTTATATTTATAATATGCCTGACAATAAAGATAGACGCGCGGCAAAGCCTGTTCAAAAAATTATATTAGAAACTCAAGAAGAAGTGCAAGCATTTTTTGAGATTCTAAATAAAGCAATGGGAAAGAAAAATGGTTGAATTATTTTCTGATATATCTTAGTTTGAAAAAGACATAGCAACACTTGCGGTTAATGTTGCATTTTCATTAAATAATGTACCTAAAACTATGAAATGTATAGAACAATATAGGGCGGCTTGCCCTCCAGCCGTGCAAGATTTCGTAGATTTCTATGTACAGCTAAAGTTGGAGGAAATGAAGAATGAAGAAAGTAATCCTGATTAGCGGTAAAAGCGGCTCAGGTAAAGATACCTTTGCAAAGTTTTTACAAGAGATTCTAGAAGAACGCAATGAGCGCGTATTAGTAATTCATTTTGCTGATATGGTTAAAGAATATGCGCGCTTGTATTATAAATGGGATGGCCAAAAAGATATTGGGGGTCGCCAACTACTTCAGCAAATGGGAACCAATGAAGTTCGTAGTACCTTCAAAAACTATTGGGCTGATTTAGTCGCTCAATTTATAAAGGCAACAGAGGATGATTGGGATTATGCACTTATTCCTGACCTACGCTTCTTAAATGAATTAAAGAGAGTTAAAAAGTTTAATAAGGGAAAGTGTGTAAGTGTTCGTATTTGTCGTTATACAGATGATGGCGAAATTTGGGAAAATCCTCTTTTAACTGAAGAACAGAAAGAACATCCGTCTGAAACTGATTTGGATGATTATTGCCTTGATTGGTATGTAGATAATATTGGCCCATTTGCTGGTATGAAAGATTCAGCAATTGAATTTTTAGAATTGATAGGAGAATAATATGATAAGTGAAGAAGTATATTCTCAATACTCAGATACCGCCGGGAATTATCATTGGATTGGAACTAATAGCGGACATCATATTATTTATAACTTAGAAAATTTAACTAATTTTACAATTCCAAAAAAATGTTGGAATTGTGGTTGGATGTATAATTATCAATGTAGGAAAAATAGTTGTGTATATGAGGAGAAAAGTAATGAAAAATAACGAATGGTTTGAACTTGGAGTAATGAAATATTGGGCTCCTACAAGTGCCATGTCACCAGATGTACGGCAAAGGCATTTAGAGGAAATGGCCGCTAGCGGCAACTACCTATGGAGTGAGAAGTTCGATGGCAATTTTAGTCGAGCTGTTATTACGCCTGAGCGCAATGCACTCCAGACAAGAGGTATCAGTAAAGTAACTGGAACCTATTCAGAGCTGCAAGAAAAGGTATTCTTTTGGGATAATGTATTAGCTGCGTTTAATGATACAACAGTTATTCTAGGCGAAGTATATCTTCCCGGCGGCATTGATAAAGATGTAGGCTCTATTGCGCGTTGTCTTGTTGATAAGGCTCGTGCACGTCAGAAAGATGTAAAGCTGGAATGGCGCATCTTTGATGTGCTTGCACTTGATGGCGATAGTTTCCTAGATAAGCCAATTGAATATCGTATCCAATATATTCCTGAAGTTGTAAAACGCATTAATTCTCCTTTGGTACAAGGAATTGCATATCATCAAATGGACGAAACATTCTTTGATGAGATTCTAAAGATTTTTGAGCGTGGCGGCGAAGGCGCAGTATGCTATAAGAAAGGCATCCTATATACCCCCGATAAACGCTCGAGTGCTTGGACTACTTGTAAGGTAAAACAAGAAATCTCATCTGATATTGACTGCTTTATTACTGATGTTGAAAAGCCAACTAAACTATATACTGGTAAAGAACTTTCATCTTGGCCGTTCTGGGAAGAGATGAGGACTGGTGAGTTGGTATATGGTGAATATTTCGGAGAATATAGAACCGGCGGCGCCTATACTCCTGTTACTAAAAATTATTATTATAATTATCCCGGGGCTGTTTATGTAAGTGTATTTAATAAACAAGGCGCAATTATTCAGTTATGTAAGGTTGCAGGCTTAACAGATGAGTTTAAA